CAGATATATAGAAGAGAATTTCAATCATGAAGAAACTCAACAAGAAGAAGTAAAAGAAATGAATTTTAGTAAATTGTTATAACAAGGAGGTAAAAATTTGTCGGGATATATGGATAAAGTCGGCGTCATATTGACGGCTGAAGGTGTTGGCAGTTTTACCTCAGCTCTTAAGCAAGGTGAAAATGCCTTGAGACAATTACAAGCTGAAGCGAAACGTAATATCGCTTCGTTAGGTAGTGGCGGTAAAGCTTACGACGTGTATAAAGCTAAAATGAGTGGTTTAAGTTCACAGATGAAACAATCAGCAAGTAATGTTAACTTGTTGAAATCTCGTTATGATGACTTAAAAAAATCAACCGTTCAACTACCAAAAGAGATAGATAAATTATCTAGCTCATTAAGACAAAAACAATCGACTTTGAAAACAACAGGAACGTTGTTACAAAGCCAAAAAGAACATTTAAAACATTTACAGGATACATACGGTAAGACGAGTGCAGCGGCGTTGAAATATAAAGATGTTGTAGCTAATACGTCGAAATCGTATAAAGCAACACAACAAGAGATTAAGGGATTAGAAACACAAATCAAATCTCTTAACGGAACGTTTAGCAGTCAGCAAAGAGAATTACAGTCTTTACCAACTAAAATAGCAAATGCAGAGACAGGTTTTTATAAACTACGTGACGCAATGCAACAAACACATACAGCGTTTAGGAATAACGGAGGTCGATTGGCTGACGTGGCTCAACGCTTTAATGATGTTGGAGGACGTGTACAAGCGTTCGGGCAAAAAATGTCTAACTTTGGGGACGGCTTTTCTAAGATAACAGGTGGACTTACAACAGGAATGTTTCTAGCTGGTAAAGCTGCTATAGATTTTGAAAGTGCGTTCGCAGGTGTAGTTAAAACCGTTAACGGAACACCACAGCAATTAGACGCAATTAGACAAAGTTTCTTAGACTTATCAACACAGATTCCAGTAAGTGCTAATGAACTTTCACGAATTGGAGAAGTTGCAGGTCAGTTAGGGATTAAGACAGAAAACATTGTTGACTTTACAAAAACAATAGCTGATTTAGGAGCAACTACTAACTTAGCAGCTGAAGAAGGTGCAACAAGTTTAGCACAATTCATGGCTGTTATGGGAACAAGTCAAGGCAACATTAGAAATCTTGGTAGCTCAATAGTTGAACTAGGTAATAACTTCGCAACGAACGAAAGAGCTATTGTGGAAATGGCACAACGTCTATCTGGTATGGGTAAACAAACTAACATGGCTGAGGCTGATGTGTTAGGTCTTGCAGCAGCATTAAGTACTGTAGGTATCGAGGCTGAGGCTGGTGGTAGTGCAATGACACAGGTTATGAATAAAATGCAAAACGCCGTCGCAAGTGGTGGAGATAGTTTACAAAAATTCTCTAGTGCCGCTGGTGTAAGTGCTAATGAATTTGCCGAGGCGTTCAAAGCTAGACCGGTAGAAGCATTACAACTACTGTTAAAAGGACTGAATGAGGTCAAAGAAAATGGTGGTAACGTCAATGATGTGTTATCTGGTCTAGGTATAACAGGAATTCGTGAAGCCGACGCAATTAAACGTTTAGCCGGTGCATTAAACGGAGATAGTGGACTTGGTAAGGCGTTAGATATTGCCAATAAAGGTTGGAAAGAAAACAACGCTCTTACTAAAGAGGCTGCTATCCGTTATCAAACAAGTGCAAGTAAATTGAAAATGGCAAAAAATGAGATTCAGAAAATGGCAATCGAAATGGGATCTCAATTATTACCTAAACTAGCACAAGCGTTAACGGCCTCTAAACCATTAGTAAACTCACTAGGAAATATGATGTTGTGGTTTAGCAAATTACCAACAGCAGTGCAACTAGCGACTCTGGGATTCGGACCGTTCATGTCTGTATTAGGTAGAATGACTACCGGTATTGGTAGTGGTGTGAAAGCTATCGGAAGTTTCGTAAAATGGGTTGGTAAAATGTCAACAGCTAAATCAGTTGGAGATATGATTAAACTCTCAACTTCAATCGCAGGTGTAGGAACACAAGCAGCTAAAGCAGGAAGTATGGCGACATTACTGACTAACCCTTATGTAGCAGGTGCTGCGTTAATAGGAGCTGCATTTGTTGGTGTAGGTACTGCGATATATAGAGAAATGACTAAACACAGTAGAAATCACGAGGCAGCTATTGAACTTACAAACGGTAAATATAAGGAATGGTACGACGCTGTAATTAAAGGTGCTGAACAATCTGGGAACTCAATCAATCACATGGGAGACGCTGTTAAACGTAATTCAGACGCTGTGAAAAGTGAGATTAAGAAAGTTCAAGCTGCAAACACCGAGATTATGGAAAACATAAACAAGAACTTTAAAGACGGTAAATGGTACAAACTGGAGTTTGACGGGCGTTTCAGAAAGCAATTAAAAGAGGCGTTAAGTTTATCAGACGAGGACGTTAACCAAATTTCCGGAAGTGTGCAAGTAGCAGCTAACTTAGTAGGGAACTCGTTAGCAAGTTTAAATAGTAAGTATTTAGAAGGTAGCAGGATCACGGCTGATTACGCTCTCGCACAGATTAGGAGTGTAAGTGATGTGACTGCTGCAACTGTTCAAAGTTTAGAACAACGTAAAGCGGCTGAGATGTCGGCGTTGGAGCAAAAGAAAGCTAACAACTTAATTAATGAAGAATTATATAGTCGTGAAAAAGAAAACATAAGCAAACATTACGACTCTATTATTAACGAAACAAAACAAGCGCAAGAAACAATTAACGATATTTTGTCAAGTGCCTCTAGAGAAAACAGGGTGCTTACTAAATCAGAATTAGACCAACTAGAAGAAGCTTACAAAAAAGTAGGTAAAACAGCTACAGAGGCAGCGACTGAAAGTAAGGAAGCTCAGAAGATATTACAAGAAGCGTTTGACGACACAACAGCGACGGCAAAATTGGCAGCGCTGAAACAAATGGGAATAATTGACCAAGCAAAAGAGACTTACATTAAAGGTCTTGGAAGTGCTGAAAAGAAAGTCCAAGAAATGAATAAAGCTCTTGACGAATGGGCTGCTAAAGAAGGTGGATTCAAGACAATCGGTATTGAATATGAAGGGGGCGACATTGCTTTCAACTTCAAAAACGATTATGAACGTGCATTAGCTTTACCAGACATTAAAAAAGCTATTATGATTTCTGAGAGTCAAGGTCGCACTATTAAGATGACTATAGATGACTTGAATTTCTTAAATAGTATAGGAATACACCCTAAGAATGTTGAAATTGTAGATAAAGCAAGTCAGCCGTTGGATAACGTTAACGGAAAAATAGGTCAATTCAAAGACATGGATATAGCACCTAAATCAATAATGGTGCAAGATGATGCGACACCTAATATCACAAAAGCATTCAACAACTTGTTAGACTTTGCATCACTAAATGTTCCGGATAAAAATATTAACGCAACAGATAACGCTAGTGCAGTAATTGACCAAGCTAAATTTAGTTTAGATGGTTACAATGCAACGGAAACGCCAGTAAAATCAATAATGGCACAAGGTAATGCAACACCGTTTATCGACCAAGCTAAAAGTAGTGCTGATAGTTTCAATGCGACAGACACGCCAACGAAATCAATCATGGCACAAGGAAACGCAACACCGTTTACTAACCAAGCAACGAGTAGTTTAAATGCATTTAACGGAACGCCAACCCCTCCAAAAGTACTGTCAGCAGTTGACGCCGCTAGTGGTACTATTTACGGGGTAATCGGTCTGTTAAACAGTATTCCTCGTGAGGTCGTGAGTGTTATTCGTACCGTAAGTATGGTGTCAGGTCTTCCTGGACTGCCGTTCGCAACAGGTGGACACATTCCAATGTTTGCTCGTGGTGGTAACATTGGACAGACTGAGAACTTACAACCAAGCTTCACGGGAATAGTCGGGGAGGCTGGACCTGAGCTGTTCAGAGTAACTAAACACGGAGTAAACATCACGCCGTTATCTACTAGCGAAAAGATAAAAGGAATAAGTGGAGCGTTAGCTGAACAAGGTGCTAGAAATGGTGGTAGCAACGAAATAAACGTCACAATTAATGTGACTGGCAACAACATTAACAATAAAGAGGATATAAATGTGTTAGTTGATACAATAGAAAATAAACTAGTAAGGAAAATGAAAGAAGTACAAACAATGAGTTTCGGAGGTGGACGCAATGCCGTTACATTATAATAAATTAACTTTTAATGGGAAGTCTACCGCCGATTTCCCATTTGATATTTATGTGATAGAAAATGACGGGATCAATAAAGGGAAAAGAAAAGATAAAATATTCACATCTGATTATATGACAGGTGGAATTGTCAGAACGTCTACAGCTTACGACACGGTTGAAAAGTCTTACAAACTATTAATTCACGGTGTTAGTTTAGCTGAAATAAATGACGTGTTAATATGGCTTGACGGTGGAGGTAAATTAATCGCTGCTGACAACCCTAATCGTTATTACGAGGTATTAACAACCTCAGCTGTAAGGTCAAGACTTGGAGAGGTAGATGAATATGAGATTGACGTTGTGTTTACGTGTAACCCGTTTTCTTACAACTTAGATAAAGATATTAAAACATTCACAAGTAACGGAGTATTAAACAATGACTCTAATCTTATAATGTATCCCAAAATTACAATTTACGGCAACACAACACAACCTGTTATGGTTTCGATAGGTAGTCAAGTATGTAGGTTAAAAGAGATAAAAGAAAAATTAGTAATCGAATGTAAGCAAGGCAAACAGAACGTTTACGACAAAAACGGAGACTTGTTAAATAGTGTGATGGTTGGTGATTTCTTCGAAGTCCAACCGGGTGTAAATGGTGTTACAATCACAGAGGGTATTACTAAGATAGAAATTGAGTGTAGGTGGGGGGCGTTTGTTTAATGTTATGGTTATATGATGAATTTGAAAAAGACTTCAGTTTTAACGGAATTGTGTTAAACAACGCTTACGACTCCGACATTCATTGGGCGCTAAACTCAACTTACAAACTTACGTTTAAGTATCCTACAGTCGACAACGACTTATACTCGATGATTGAAAAAGGTATGGTTGTTATGGCGAGTGAAGTTGACGGAACAAACTTATTTAGGATAAGAGATATTGAGTATATAGAGAATGAAAGCTGTGTTGTTGTTACAGCTTATCAAATAGCATTTGACTATAGTAAACGACTAGTAGGTAACTTCACGAGAGTAAACACAAATTGTCAAACTGTGTTAGATGAGTGGTATACGAATTTCTTATCAAAAGAAAAAGATTTTACTTACTTTTCAAACATCACAACGTCAAACTCATTTAGCACTTATAAGAGTGACACGGATACTCAAAATAAATCATCATTCGAATTGTTAGGTCAGATTGCTGATACATTCAATGGAGATATTGATTTAAATAACAAAGAAATAAGAGTCTTAAAAAGATTAGGTCGTGACACAGAGGAAGTATTAACAACAGCGAAGAATATCACATCATTTGTGAATAGCATTAATGCTGATGATATTGTTACTAGGATATATGCTACATCTACATTTAAAGTTGGAGATAAAGAAGATAAGAAAGAGTTAAGGGAGCAGCATAAGAAAGAGTTAGCAGCTTTAAGAGAGAGTCAAAAACAAGCTTCGAAAGATTACAACGCTAAGAAAAAAGCTGAACAAATGCGAGAAGAGATTAACAACCGTTACGCTAAGGAACTAGCTAAAAATACTAAGAAAACTAAACGCAGCGGTCACACAGTTAAATCTTATTCACAGATTGCTAATGAGGTTGCTAATAAATACAGAGATAGAGACGCAAAAGCTGCACAACGTAAATTAGAAAGCCAAGCACAAGCTGACAAGCGTAAGGCTGAAATTGACAAACTCAAGGCTCAACAAAAAGAAGAGTTAGAGGCACTTGACGAAGAAATAACAATCTCACTAACGATTGAAAGTCCATTGATTAATGATTATCCATTTATCAATGAAATGTCAGTTAGTAATAATGATTTAAAGACAGCTGAGGAGCTTGAAGAGTGGGCGTTGAAATATTTCACGAAAGATAATATTGATAAACCTAAGAACTCGATTAAAGTTTCTTACGAACAGTTATCGGAGAATGTTAACAGAGGCGACACAGTTATTCTGAAATACCTTAAATATAATGTAGATGAACGCATTAGGATTGTTGAGACACATTATGATCCTATGGCTAAACGTTGGAAAGAATTTATACTCGGAGAAAAAGAAGGTAAGCTAGGTAATGAAATTTCTAGCAGTTCACATAGTGCTGAGTTGAGAGCTAATTATTACACCGACGCTATTTCTTACAATTTCGAAAAGAAAGTAAGGGAACAAATAAGCAACTTCGATAAGCTATTCGATAAGCGTGAAGATGAGTTCACGAAGACTATTAATGATAAATTTGAAGTTTCAAACGCAAACGCTGAGGTGTTTAAAAATGAGATAAGGAATGACTTAAATCAAAGCTTATCCCAAATTGACATTAAACTTAAAAGTCTAGGTAGTAAGTCGGTAGAAGATTTAAAAAGACAGGTTGAAGAAAACAAAGCGATTTCTGAAACAACTCTTAAGATGTTGGGAACTGACGAAAGTATTATCTACAGTAAGAACAGGTTAGAAGGTGCGACAGAACGATATATCGCTCCAGGAACTGAGTATATCGAGATAACTCACAACGGTGACGGTTTTGAGGTTGGTAAAGAATATACTATCAGCTGGGAAGCATCATGTGTTACTCGAGATTTTTACGATATTGTAGTTAGGTTGAGTCGAGCGTTGCCACATAATGCAGTCGTTAAGCTTATTGATAAATTAGGAGCGTTTCCGACAGGAGAACATTCATTCAATAAGGGCGAGAGTGAAGCTAATTACTTAAGGATCTATGACTCAGATTATTACATTAAAGTCGAGAGTAATTGGTTTAAGGAGCAAAACAAACTTATCCCTATACGAAACGCAGCAACTATTGTAAATGTACCTATTGAATATTTAGAATATGCTGACAGCAACGGTAACGATATCGAGGGAAGTTGGAGCGAAAGTCCGATATATATATTTGACGGAGGAGGTAAATAATGGCAGAAAAAATACCAATAAGAGTGCAACACAAAAGAATGAGTGTTAGTGATTGGGAGTTTAGCGAATTAATATTGTTAGACGGAGAAATTGGAATTGAGACCGAAACGGGAAAAGCTAAAGTCGGTAATGGTCGTGATAGATTTAGCGACTTGAAATACTTAGCAGGTGTTAAGGGTGACCAAGGTATCCAAGGGATACAAGGACCACCAGGAAGAGACGGTGTTGTAACGTTTCAAGCATTATCGCAATCTGAAAAAGAGTCTATAAAAGGAGATAAGGGAAAAGATGCTGTAGTTGGTAATTACAATTTAATAGTTAACTCACTGTTTCCTAATACAAATATCATAACATCTAGTAGTCCAAATTTATCGATAGTAGTTAATGATTATAACGGACACAATAGTTTAGATGTTAGGAAAAGTGGAGCAACAAGTAATACATGGGCTGGTGTTCAAATAGACACAACTCAAACCAGTTTTAAACAAGGAGACAAACTAGTATTGAGAATGCCAATATATATATACTCTGATTCACATCTAGACGGATTATATTTGGCTATTAAAAAGCATAGTATCAATAAAACATTAAAAGGAATTAATTTAAGTAATTTGCCAAAAGATAAATGGATAGTATATGAAGAAACATTCACAATTACTGAAAATATTGATTTTGGCAATGAAACAAACTGGTTTTTCCTATACTTTATTAAAAACGGACACATAAAAATTTCAGAACCTTATATAAGCTTTGGAGATGAAGTACCTTCTAGATGGCAACCAAATATTGAGGATTTAAAAGGTAACACAATATTAAATCAACAGAACGGGCAATCGTTAAAATATTGGTGTGGAACTGAACAACAATATAACGCACTAGCAGTAAAAGATAACAACACTATTTACGACATTGTGAAGTAGGTGAACTTATGGAACGAGTAAAATTATTAGTCGGAAATAAGGAAGTCGAAAAACGATATGTAGGAAATAAATTAGTTTGGCAAAAGAATTTACTTAAATATCTTGAAGGCTGCTATGTGGAAATTAAAGAAGATAAATTAATGTTAGTCGCTAATGACAACAGATTTACTAACACACCTTTAATAAGGCGTGTAACATTTAATGATGAGGAGTTAGAAGGACTTACAAGCATTACATTTGAGAACTATAAATATAACATCACACTAAGTAATCAAGCTGCTTTTATTAATAAGATGAAATGGGAAGATTTAACAAACAAAACTAATGTTACTGTTAAGTTTTTTGAAAGGTAGGTGATTAAATGGATATAGAGATAAACGGCGGTAAACAGGCTGCTGATTTTAGAAATAGTAAATATCAACACACTTTCACACCTACAAAACCCGACGAGAAAATAAAACTTTATCACATGGGGTGTGTCGGAGAAACTCAAATCACTCACCTACAAATTGAGAAAGGTAACGACGCTACAGCGTTTGAAGTTCCAATCAAGCAACCTAACGCCCTTACTGGAGTATTTAAAGAAATACGAGACCTTGATTTACAGATGAGAGACAGTAAGAGTGAGTTTTGGGCTAAAGTTAGGTTAAACAATAAAGGAATGTTAACTGAGTTTGCTAACAAGGAATTAAAGACATTGTTAACTAGCACAGCTGACGGAGTTAGCGCACAGGTTAAAAAAGATATTGATAAAGCAAAAAGCGAATTTAACGTTAGGATTAACGAGATAAACGCTTCTGTTGGTAATTCTTTAAAGAAATCTGATATCACAATTTCAGAAGACGGTATCGCTTTAGGTAGTGAAACAACTATTGACGGGAATACTATATCAAGTATGTTGGTTGCGAAACCAGAAGGTATTCGAGCAATTACAAATAAAATGATGATTGGTCCAGCATATGATAACTTAGTTTATTTAGATAAAAGAAGAAGCTTTGAATTTAACGAAGAGTATATTGATATAACAGATTTAATTGATAACGATGTACTACTTAAGAGTGATAGGTTTCAGTTGTCATTTGATGCCAACTATGACGGAGAATTACCGTTTACATTTGAATTAATAATGTCAGTATCATCAACTAATTTTTATGGTAAAATATACGCCTTTCCGTTAATTTCAAGAGGTTCACTGGCTAGAGACCGTGGCAAAGTTGATATAACGCTTGACATAGACAGATTATTCGAAGATTTCGAAGGAATTAAAGATTATCAATTTCGCTTAAGACAAGCTAGTAAAACTAACAATATCAATATGACGATAAATAATCTTAAATTATTTAAGAAAAAAGATGCAACATTAATTGTAGACGGATCAATTAAAGGTAGACAGATTGCCGGAGAAACAATCACAGGTGGTCATATTAAAGCGGGGACAATAGAGTCTGTGAATATTAACACAGAGGCAATTAAAGCAGAACATTTAAAAGTAGACCAAGCAATGATTAACAAATTGTTAGTTAATGATATGTTAGTTACTAATCTGTTTGCTAAAGATGGTTTCATTAGAAATCTTAAGTCAGTTAAGATAAGTGCAGCACAATTAGAGGCTGATTTTTTAAGATCCTACAAAGGATATATCGGAGGTTTCCAAATCGGGCGACACGAAAAAGACGCAGGTAGTTCGTGGCTAACTGGAGAAAATCAATTCTACGTTGGAATGTCTAACGGTGGTGGTAAATGGAATCAAACAGCCTTATGGGTCAATTGGGGAACACGTTGGGATAAGGTAGGCGATAGTGCTTGGTATGTTAAAGAAACTGGAGAGATGTTTTGTTACAACAAGGCTCGATTTTGGAGGTCGCCAGAGATTAACGGTGACTTGTGGGTGTCAGGAGAAATTAAATATAGTACTTCTAGCGGCTCAGGACATTGGGTTTACAGCCCGCAGTATAAAAAAATTGAACAAAGAAACGGGTTTATTTACATCTACTACAGTTCATACGGTTATGATTGGTGGGAAATCAACAAAGAGATTTCCGACCGTAGATTAAAACGTGATATTAAAGATAGTGAAGTTAACGCACTTGATGTGATTAATAAACTTAAAACTTACAGTTTTACAAAAGAGTACGACGGAAAAGTGACGGATATAGATTGTGGTATTATGGCACAAGATGTTGAAGAACTTATGCCGCAAGCGTTCAAACAGTTACCGGACGACATTAAATCATACAGTCCGTTTGAAATGATGCCTTATCTGATTAAAGGTATTCAAGAATTAACAAAAGAAATCGAGGTATTAAAAAATGGAAAATAATCAATTACAACCAATTCATTTAATAGCACAAGAGCTATCAGAAAAAACTATTGAATTAGCTAACTACAAGATAGCTTATGATAATTTAAGTACTGAATACAAGAAAATTCAAGACTTAATTAATAACAATGAAGAGCTTAAGGAGTTAGTAGAAAAATTAAGTAATAAAGGAGAGTAGTATGGCGTTAGAAATTACAAATAGAAATGCAGTACCTACTGTTGGCGGATATAGTTCAGTAAACATTACATTCACACTTAGAAATGGGACTGTCTATTTAAATGGTGGTGTAGATTTACCTGGTAAATTTGCTACAGCTAGTGATAGTGAGATTCTTGAAGAAGTAAGAAAACAACTAGCACAACAAATGTTCACAGGTGAGAGTACACCGGCGTTAGTGACTGAATATGCGAACTTAAAAGAAGAGGTTTCAATTTTAGCAAATAACAAGATTGATCCTAACGACAGAGTTAAAGCGTTAAGAAAATTAGTAGGTAAAGTCAACAAAGGTAGTGACAAGTTAATCATGACACTACTGTTAAATGTGTTAGACGCTAAAGTTATTAATGATAACAAAGATACGATTATCAACGCTTTTGACAATTACGAAATCAACACTGAGTATTCAGCAGGCGACAAGATTAAATATAACGGTAAATTATACGAAGTGCTAGAAGACCATAAATCAGTTGATGTCTGGAAACCAGATGTAGAAGTTAAAAAGTATAAAGAAATAATATTAACTAGAGAAGTTGACGGCAAAGACGACATTGAAGATGAGAAAAATAGATATGTCACAAAAGCTCAGTTAGATGAAGCTATGACGAATGTTATTAACACAATTATAGGAATGTTCAAGGAGGACAATAGTAATGATGAACATAACGGAGACATTTAAAGTTACAAAAGGAGTGTTGAAAGTGATTAGACCAAGTAGATTAAGATTCAAAAAAAATGATTATTTAGTTCAATTATATGTGAGACAAATAATTACTAAAACAAAAACAATTGATGATGTGCTAAATTTAGGGAATTTAAGAGAAGTTGTTCAATCGGAAGTTGACCGCATTGAAAGAGAATACGAGGAGAAACATCATAACTAATGAGCGATAGTGTTTTAATTGCTATTATCGGATTTGTTGCATCTGCAATAACTATGATTATTAAGCACTATTTAGAAAAAGGTAACAATAATCTCAAAGATATAATTAATAGTTTGAATGAGATTAAAATTTTAGTGCAAAAGACAGCAGACGGAACAAGGACTATAACCAAATATAGACTACTAAAAGACATGAACGAGTTAATAGAACGTGGATATATAACATTAAAAGAATTAAGGGATATTACAACTTTGTACCACTCTTACAAAAATCTTGAAGGGAACGGAGCAGTAACTGAAATGTTCGAACGTTTCAAAGATTTACCTATTGAAAAAAAGGAGGTAAAGGATGATAGATAAAAAGATTCAACTTACGTTTAATAGTTCAGTAAATAAAAGGGTTAAAGTTCGCAGTAATTGCGAGCTTTACTCTCACGATAAAAATAATAACGAGTTTGAACTAACGATAAACAATCACACCTTAACTAACGAAGAAATAACAGTACTATTCAAGTTTGTTAAGAGTGTTAAGTATTGGGAAACTCAAGGGAAAATCGAAGACAACAAGATTAAGTTTAAGTTTGACACTAGCTTAATTACAGACAACGAAAGAGTAAACTGTTATATCATCTTGAAAAACGAAGAAAAAGAAAGCGATATATACAGTTTTAGTTTTGATGTGAAGATGTCAGAATACGACTTGAAAGATAATCTACCTATTAAAGAGCGATACTTTTCAAATAGCGTTGTAGTGGATAAGTTAGACGTGTTAACTAAAGAAGTACTAGCGGAGGAGCTAGAAAAAGCTAAAAGCACTTTCGCTTTAAAAACTGACCTGTCAGAGTTTGTAAGAACTAGCGATATATCGGACGTTGTGAGAACAGCAACGTTGAATGACTATCAACTAAAAAGCGAGATGCCAAATGTAGTAGATATAGTTAACAACACAGTTGACAGCAAGGGATTCTTAACAACACACCAGAGTTTAGTTGATTATGCGAAAAAGTCCGAACTACCTATTGATTATGTTTCTAATAGCAAACTAGAAGAACTTAAAACACAGCTAACAATAGACACTAGCAACTTTGCAACTAAGCAAGAATTACAAGCGATTACTGGTAGTCAACTAAATGTTGACAACCTAGTTACTAAAGATGAATTAAATAGCAAGAATTATTTAACTCAACATCAATCACTAGAAGATTATGTAACAAAGAGCGAGCTAGACAATAAGCACTATTTAACGACACACCAAGACATTAGCAATCTAGCAACTAAACAAGAATTACAAGAAGTCAGCAACCGTCAAGTAACGGTTGACACTTCAAACTTAGTTACAAAAGATGAGTTAGCAAGCAAAGGTTATTTAACACAACATCAGAGTTTAGAAGAGTATGCTAAAAAAACAGAACTACCACAACCATATAACGATACAGATATTAAAAGCAGGTTAACAACATTAGAGAATAGACCTGCAGGAAATATCGATACTAGCGAGTTTGCTACTAAATTAGAGTTAAAAGAACAAACAACAAGAATTGATACGCTTGAATTTAATGCGAACACAACTATTACTAAATTTGAGACACCATTTAAATCAACAGGTTTGACAAGAGTTGAAGATTATTTAAACAATACTAACGAACATACTCAAACTAATAATTATGGTCGATTATATACAGATAGATTAGGAAATCATTTAGTTGTTACAGGTAGTCGAAAAACAGCAAAATTTGAAACGTTACTATACACAGTAGGAAGTTCGTTGCCTGACTCTTACGAGCCAGACTTTGAATTTTCTGAGGGAGATAATATCAAGTTTATAACAACACGAAATATACATGATTATCTACCTCGAAACACGGGAAACGGTGCAAACACAACCGAGCTAGACAACCGATTAAAAGTGCTTGAAGCTAAAAATTGGGAAATACATGGACGAGGAATGCCAAATGGCGTTGTAACCGCACCAGTAGGTACTACTTACGTTGATGAAGCAGTAACTAACGGAGCTTTGAAATGGATTAAAAAGAGTGGAACAGGTAACACAGGTTGGGAAGTTCTAATCGGAGACACAGGTTGGAAAGTACTTCCTTCTGTATCAAAATTAGGAGGTTCTTACGTCAAAGTAAGACGTGTTAATAATGTAGTGTCTTATCAATTTGGTGGGCTTTCATGGGGTTGGTTCGGTGTTGTCAGACGTGGTGGTGCAGGATATGTCCTACAAGGCTCTGACAGAGAACGAAATTGTTATATTATTCAAAATAACGGAATTCCAGCAGGATATAGAACTGAGGCTTCGCTTATTGGAAATATATATAATGATAAAGGTATCCCTTATGGAACATGGTATTTAGGAGGCGTTGGAGACTATAACCAGTTAAGATTCCAGTTCACTGACCCTGTGCCAACAGATAGAGATATTGGAGATATACGAATAAGTTCTATCTCTTATTTAACTAACGAGCCATGGCCACAAAATTAATTAATGAAAGGAGGTGTAAAATATGATAAATTGGAAAGTACGTTTCAAAAACAAACGCTTTGTTTTAGCGTTTATAGCAGCTTTATTGTTACTAGTCAAACAAGTTGCAATGTTGCTAGGATATAATCTAAATACTGAAATGTTCAACAATAACATTAACGGAATTGTTGACACAGTATTTCTTATGTTAGGGCTGTTAGGAATAGTTAACGACCCTACAACAAAAGGCTTTTCTGATAGCGAACAAGCCTTGACATACGACAAGCCAAAACAAGACTAGTAAATAGTCTTTTTATTTTACTTAAATTTAGGAGGAACAAACAATGGCAGAAATTTATAGCTCATATTTTCAACAAGGGATTTTCTTTACACCACCAAAAAACAGCGTTAGTTTCGTTGTAATTCATAATGACGCTGGAGGAAACACAGCTAGACAATACGACGCATTCTTAAGAGATAGAGTTAACAATGGAACTCTAGCGAACGGATTCGCAGCTTATTATGTTGATAGAAATGATGTGTATGTATTCCAACCAACTAACCGCCAAGAATGGCACACAGCCAACGCTTACGGGAACGCTAACGGTGTAGGTATCGAAGTATGTCAATCTATGACAGCAAGTGATGAGGACTTTTTAGCAAACGAAGATGCAGCATTATTACTAGCTGCAGAAGTGCTAGATTCATATGGTTTACCTATCAATGCAGACACAGTTAAACTACATCATGAGTTCAGTGCTACAGCGTGTCCACACCGTTCTATGAAGCTACACGCTAATGGCGGAGCTTACAACGGAGCAGGAACAGAAGCATGTAGAAATTATTTCATAGACAGAATGAAAAAACTATATAGCGGAGAAATTAAAGTAGGAGAGAACACTAACGTTGCAGAAGTTGTAGAAAAATCAATCTTAGATGAAGATGTTACACTTGAGAAAAGTGACACTCCATATTATGAAGCAACAGTATCTATTGACTACTACCTGGAAAGTCAACCAGACCTTAACAGCGAGGATAAAGAGTTTGTAGCGGCTGGAACAAGAGTAAGAGTATATGAGAAAAAAGACGGTTGGTCTCGTGTTAACTACAAAGATTCAGACCAATGGATTGAAGATAAATACTTAACAGAAGTTGAGTAATGTGGTATAATAATATATAGGACGATAACGTAAACGAGAACAAAGAGACGGTTTCCTTTTGTCTCAAAAAGCCTGCCTTAATTGGTGGGCTTCTTTTTTATTTCCTTGTTTTGAAGTATTCAATTATAACCAGGAAATATGATATAATATATGTGTTAAGCTTAACAAACTTTTCATATTAACTCCCTTATTTGTTATTACCTACCTATTAATTTAGGTAGGTCTTTTTTTATGTCTATTGAGATAGAAATATTTTAAAATTTCCGTTAAAAAAGTTTAAAATATCTATTGACATACACGCTCGAGCGTGATAAAATATAATTGTAAAAGATAAGAAGAGAGGTAAATAAAAATGAGATTTGGAAGAAGAAAATACAACGCTTATAGAAA